GTCAGCGTCGTCGGCACCTGCCACCTCGATGGTGTACACGTCCGCGCAGTCCATGTCGACCGCAGCGCACGCCTCGTCTCCGGTGTCCAGCGCGACGCCGGTGGTCTCGTTCACGTTCGAGTCGTCGGACACGAACACGATGGGGACCATGACGGTGCTGTAGCCGGTGCCGTAGGTGTTGTTGGTCTCGGCTGCCACACCCCGGCCGTTCACGGTCGGGATGAGGGGGTTGCTAGAGATGGCCCCTAGCAACCCCCCGAGAAGCAGCCCGAGCACGAGTGCGCGGGCCGGCGACATGGCCCGTCGCCTAGTAGCAGAACGAGACGGAGAGGACGTTGTCGGTCTGGTCCGCGGCGCACGTGCTGTCGGTCAGCTCGTCGCCCGAGCCGCCGGCCGGGTCCACGATGTACGTGTCGAAGCACGACATGCCGTAGACGGCACACGCCTCGGTGCCCGTGTCGAGAGTGGCACCCGTGGGTCCACCGTAGGCAGCCGTGTCGTCGGACTCCCAGAAGATCACGACGCCGACGAAGGACTCGCCCGTGCCGCCGGCCTCGCCGGTCTCGGCCACGATGCCCTTGCCACTGATCGACGGGATGTCCGCCGCGTCCACGCCGGCGTAGGCGAGGCCAGAGAAGAGCAGCGTCGCAGCCACGAAGGAGAGAAGGAAGTATCGCATGATGAAGGTCTCCGAAGATGAAAGGCCGGGGGCCCCGAAGGGCCCCCAGCAGATGGTTGTCGCCAGCGACTACGAAGTCGCGAGGGTGACGGCGGCCTCGGTCTGGAGGATGCCGTGGCCCATCGCGTACTTCGCGACGAGCAGCGTGCCCTGGTGGCGGGCGCTGTACTCGGTCTCGGTCTTGAGGTCGAGCAGCTTCGTCGTGCCCGCGGCGCTCTTGCCCCACACTGCCGCGATGTACGGCGCGTAGGTGGCACGGAGGTTCGACGGGATGTTGGTGTTGCTCGTGTCGACCGAGGACGGGATGTTGTTGGACTTGAGGACCTGGAGGTCCGACGCGAACGGCATCGCCGCGCGCGCCTTCGAGCCCTCACCGCTGTAGTCGCGGTTGATGAACTCGCCGTCCTGAAGCAGGAGGTAGAACTGCGCCGGTCGCACCGCCAGGTAGCGGTCGTTGCCGGGCACGCTCTCCTCGTCGAGGCCCTGCGCCGCGTCGAAGATCGCCGCCTTGAGGACGCTGACGTCGGTCGCCATCGCGGCGTCCGTGAGCTGGAGTCCACCCTTGGAGCCGGTGAACAGCGCGTCGTCGGCCACCTCGGAAGCGAGGTAGATCGAGCGGAACACGTTCGCGTCGAACGCGTTCGCGAGCGCCTGGCCGAGCTGGTGGGCGTAGATCGACTTGACGTCGAAGTGCGCCATCGCCTCGTCGATGTTCGCGACGAACACGTCGGCGGTCAGCAGGAACTCGACCGCGATGTTGCGGTCGGCGCCACGGATGGCCTGGCCCGTCAGCTCGACGCCGGGGGTGTGCGCCGAAGCGGACGCCGTGCCGAAGACGGGGAACTGAGCGGTGTAGCCGCTCGAGATGGTGCGGACGAGGTGGCGGTCCATCGTCACCTGTGCCTTGTCGAACGCCTCCAGCACGAGGCCACTGAAGACCTCGAGGAAGACGGCGGTGGCCGAGCCGGTGGCATTCGCCTGGCCCGGTCGTGAAACGTAGAAGTCGGACATGAGTGTGTAGCTCCGGTGCGACGCTGGGATGAGCGTCGAGTGGGGATGGTGGGACTTGGACTACCAAGTACGGTAGTCGGGACTCTTGAGAGAAGCGGAAAGCTGGCGGTCCACGTCGGCGCGGAAGTTCGCGTCCTTGGCGTACCGGGGGTCGCGCATCTTCGCGCGAAGGTCAGCTCGGGATCGGATCGGTGCGTTGCCTGCTGCTCGCTGGCCGTTCGTACTGAGGTCCGGCTCGCGCTCGGTGGGACCGACCGCGTCGCTGTACCGCTTGTACATGCCCTGGATGGCGAGCTTGGCTTCCGCCTCGCCCGCGTTGAGCATCTTGTTGAACGCCACGCGCTCGGCGTTGGGGACGTTCTGTGCCGTCCACTCCGCCATCGCCGCGTAGTTGTCCTGGCCTCCGACGAGGGCGAACCCTGCGGACTCGACCTGTGACTGCCCGGCCTTCATGCCTTGCAGGTAGGTGGAGATCATGTCGTCGGTGACGCCGGGGAGGGCGTCCTTGACCGTGGCGCGACTCTCCTCGGAGAGGTCGCCGGTCTCGCCGAACTCCGCGTAGAACGGGGCCGGGTCGAAGGTGGCGTCAGTGGCGTCGTCAGCCTTTGCGTCCTTGGACGCTTCGGCCTCGGCCTCGCCATCACCCTCGGCAGGCTTGGCCTCTGCGGGGTCAGCGTTGGGCTTGTCGTCGGTGGGTGCCTGCGCTTCGGCCTTCTTCGCGGGGTCGAGATCGGCATAGGGGTCGCCGGTCTTCTCCTTCGCGGGGTCGGGCTTGGTGAGGTCCACTGCTCGAGCAGTTGCGCCCGGGTACGGCTTGTCGCCGGAGCGGGCTGAGTCGTGGGCCGCGGGGTCCACGCTGAACGATCCGTTGTCCACGTGCTACCCCTCGTACTTCACGAGGCCGTCGATGTCCGGCGTCGCCTTGCGGCCCTTCTTCCAGAGCACGCGAGTCGGCTTGACTGCGCGCACGCCGGTGATCGGGTCGGTGACGACGATGGGCTTCGGCTCGTTGCGGTAGAAGTAGTCGTAGATGACCCCCGTTTGGGGGTTGATGCGCGAGAACTCGACCGGGAACTCCAGGCCGTTCTTGACCACCGTGCGTCGCGGCTTCACCTGCTCCTGTCCAGCGACCGGCTGGCTCGGTGCGTTGACGCTTTCGGGGGTTGCAGCCGCCACGGGGGCGGACTTCGGCGTTCCTGCCATGTGCTTTCATGCTTCCTTGTGTGAGAGGGAACCTACTGAGGCTGCTGTTGCTGGGCGGCGGCGGCCGGGTCGGTCTGACCCTGTTGTCCGCCTGCGCCGCCCGCGATCTGCGAGCCCATGGTGCGGATGATCTCGGCGCCGCCGGAGCCCTTCATCAGGTCCATGGCGGAGGCCATCATCTGCTGCTTCTGCTGCGCCTGCTGCTCCTGCTGGAGCTGGGCGTCGGTCTTCAGCAGTCCGGTCGTATCGACGCCGACACCGATGAAGATGCGCTTCGCGAGGTCGCCGGAGTTGATGCGCTGAGCCAGCTCGGGGAGCACGGGCACCATCTGCGCGATCATGCCGACGCCCTCTCGCAGGCGTTGGAGGTCCTGCCCGCGGCCGATGGCGGCGAGGCCGGTGACGATGCTGACGCGCGCGGCGTCGGGCGGCAGCTTCTTCAGCGAGCCACGCTTCACCATCTGCGCTTCGATGCGGCGGAAGAGCGGGAGCTGAAACTCCTGCGTGAGGACGGAGTAGACCCCGCCCAGCGTGTTCTCGAGTTCCTGCGCCATGAGTCGGATCTCTTCGGCGGTGACGCGCTCGGCGTCGCGCTGGATCGACTGGTTCATCAGGAAGTCGGCGGCGAGGGACTGCTCGAGGTCCTGGCGCTGAGCGCGCGCGACGGACATGTCGGCGTGCTTCTGCTGCTGGAACATCACGAGGTCTCCCTCGTTCGCCACGAGAGGCTCGCCGTTCTCCTTGTCCACGAGGTCCTGCGGGGTGAGCGTGGACGACGGGGAGATGAGCGGGATGAGCTTGGCGGCGTTGAGCGACGCCTTGACGAGGGCCTTGGACAGCTCCTCGAGTGAGCGGAGGTCGCCGCGGTAGTCCTCGACGAAGCCGCGTCCGTAGTCCTCGCCGTCGATGGCGGACCAGCGGAGCACCATCCACGGGGAGTCCTCGATCTTGACGAGGCCCTCGGTTCCGGGGACGACCTTGTCGTTCACCTCCTGATGGAAGCGGTAGCGGCCGTCCTCGCGCACGACGTGGGTGTAGACCTCGACGGGCTTGTCGCGGCTGTCGCCGTCCTGGGACTCGGGCTCCTCGTCGAGTAGCGCGCGGACCTTCGGCTCGACGCTGTCTCGGTCGAGGATCTGGACGTAGATCAGCTCGAGGACGTTGCCGAGGAAGTCGCGGCGGACGACGTACTGGTTCAGGGGGAAGCCGCGGGCGCCGCCGGTCGGCGGGAGGTAGAAGAGGTAGTTGCCTGCGACGATGAGATGCTTGGAGGCGAGGAACGCCTTGGTGCGGATGTTCGACGTGTTGACGTCGTCGACGATGGCGCGCTCGCGTGCGGCGAGGCGCTGCTCGAGGTCGGTGCGGACGGCGTCGACCTCCTCGGGCTCCATGTCCTCGAAGAGCTTCGGGTCGATCTGATACTTGCCGAACGAGCCAGAGGGCGGGAGCAGGGCGAGGATCAGCTTCGACCCGAGGTTGTTGACGCCGCGCGCGCCGAGCGACTGCCACGGCTTCGGGAGGTCCAGCGTCGCGTGGGTCTGCTGCTGGCGTGCGTCGTTCGAGTCCGGCACGAGGGCCGGGATGGTCAGCAGCGCGGACTCGTAAGCCTCGCGGAGGAAGACGTCCCGGTCGGTGACGAGGCGCCCGTAGACCGAGCGTGCGCTGTGCTTGGACTTTTCCACGGGTGGGCCTCGAGGGGGCTAGGCGCCCGAGCCGCTGGGGCCGGGGCCGGTGGGGAGGCGCAGGCCGGTGGCCGGGCCAGCGAAGTTGAGGTCGATGCGGAGGGACTGGCGACCGGAGCCTTCGGCACCCTCGCCCTGGCGGCGCTTCTTGCGTCGCGAGGTGTCCTCGAGCTGAAGCTCGGGCTCGGGCGGGGTGCTGGGCGGCGCGGGCGGCGCCTTGGGGGCCTTGGCGGAGCACATGGTGGGGAGTTTCCTACGAGGGGAAGGGGATGAGGGACACGTCCTTGCCGAGCTTCTGCTGGTTTGCGTGGTGGCTCTTGAGGAACTCGACCACGGCGCGGGAGCCGGCGCGGTACTGGATGGGTCCGAGGGTTTCGTTGGGGCGGGGGTTAGTGGCCGGGAAGGCCACCTCGAGCGCGGCCAGGAGGGCGGCGCTGACGGGCGGGAACTGCGTCACTGGAATGGCTCCAGGGATGTGTGTGGTGTAGGAGTCACGGGTTACCCGAGGGGGTGGGTGGTGGACCTCCTGGGAATCGAACCCAGCTCCGGCTGGCGGCGCCGTCGCGCTTCAACCGCCGTCGACATCCTGCGAGGCCCACGCTCACCCTCAGATTTGGATCGGCGGTGGCTTGCCGAGCATGTACTCGACCGGCCGCTGCGGGTCGACGCCGAGCGCGGCACGCGCACCCTGCCCCCAGGCACGAGCCTCGTAGAGCTGGTGCGTGCCCATGGGGATGTTCGGGTTCTGTCCCGCGAGGTTCTGCTTCCACTCGCGGTAGAAGCCGAAGAGGTCGATCTCCAGCACGCGCGCCGCGCGCTTGGCCTCTCTCTCGCAGCGCCACGGCAGCGCCTTGAGGTAGCCGCCGAGGTAGTGGAGGCGCTCGTCGGTGGTCATCGGGTCTCCTTGCTGGGCTCGAGGACGAACGAGCCCTCGGGGTGTGGAACGAGGATCACGCGCCCTCGGTCCACGTGGTGGATGCGGACCTGCGCCGGCTTGCCGTCGGTGGTGACGAGAGGGAGCAGGGCTCCCACCGGAACGCGCACGGTGCGGACGATGGTGGCCTCTGCCTTGATGGCGGGGCCGGGTAGCTCTTGGTTCATGCTGCTCCCAGGTGGAACGAAGGCGCGGAGCCCCCGTCCGAGATGATGCGGAGGGTCTGTGCCGCGGTGAGGTTCACCACGTACACGTCGTGCACGGCGATGCCCCACCCGTGCAGCTTCGGCTTCGCCGCCTTGACGACAGCCGGGGAGAGGTCGGTCGGAAGCTGGTCGAACGTGAGGGTCGGGACCACGTCACCCAC